AGCAGTGCCATTGTCATGAACACAATCAATCTTTGTCTTGTCACTTCCTCGCAACCTGCTTCGGATTCCAGCTAGGCACACCTCCTTCGTTACCAGCCGTAGCCAGTTTGCGAAAGCTCTTAGTGTGCAAGCCTGAGGGGCCCACAGTGTTACGTCGTTTCACGCGGGGTTAGCGCGCTGCCCTCTCTGTTTTGCTCTGGCCTTGGGCTTGGGCCGTAACCAACAAGGGAAGCCCTGCCGGTGAATACGGCTTAGCATTTTATTTTTGCGGTAGTCCATCCCCATTTTTATTACATCGCCGTAATGTTATGCTGACACTATATGTAGTGTGTATTAGTGTCTTGGTTGTCATATCGACGCTATATGTAGGAGGTGTAAAGTTACCTTGACACTTAGCCCCTGTCATCATGCCTATACGTTGTCTATACATTGTATATACATAACCACGGTGAAACGCCCACGACGCCTATACATCGTATATACATTGACTATACTGCGGCCTTGCCCAGGATTCGTAGTGTCTATACATCGTCTATACATTGGCTATACAGTACCTGCCTTGTCATTATATATACATGGGAACGTATATACATTGTATATACAGACGTTGACTATCAGTCTTTTTTGTACACGGACGTTTAGTCACTGGACTAGTACCACGACTAGTCATCGGACCTCGGACGTTTAGTCATCGGACTAGTACCACGACTAGTCATCGGTATAGGTACGATTAGTCACCCGACTAGTCATCGGACCACGGACGTTTAGTCGTCGTCGGTACACCGATTATTGCCAGTGGCATCAAATTCCAAGACCCACCCCCCGAAAAAGGAAAGTGCACGGGTGCGCATATATGCGTAGACACAATTCCAGTGACTTTTGGAGAAATTCCAGTCTACGAGCAAAGCTCGTGGTCGCAGGCTCTGCCTGCTGGTGACTTTTTAGGCTTTTTCGAGGTTTTCTGAGCCCCGTCAGGTGTACTAGTGATGACTAACCGGGTATAATCGGGTACATAGGAAACGTTCATCCATTTGGTTGAATAAAAACAGAGGTAAAAGCGATGACAGAAGACACTAATATCGAAGAAATCGATAACGAACCTAGATCGGGCATTGACCACAACAGTTACACGACCGAAAACAAGTCTCGGAGGCAGCTAGAGAAGGAACTTAACGAGGCCATCTTCCAAGCAGGGGCTACTTTGTCTCCGTTCGAGAAGAAATTTGCTGAATACTACGCTCGTAGTGGACAAGCAGGAAACGCGGCACGTCAAGCGGGGTCTACAGCAGAGCATCCGGGCAGAGTTGGAGCAAATACACTGAAAAGACCCGGTGTACAGGACTACCTTGCCCTACTGGGTAAGAAATCTGCGATGATGGCAAGCCTTGATGCTGGTGAAATCATTGAATTGATGAGAGACGTATACACAGCGGCGATGGAGGAGAAGAACTTCAAGGAAGCAAACATTGCTGCGAGAAACCTAGCTGAAGTAAGCGGACTTATTGGAAAGCCAAATGCGGTTCAACCCAAGGAAAATACGGCCCGTAAAGAGGACAAAAAAGCGGACAGAAGATCGGGACTAGAAAGACTCCTTGACGCGACCAAAGAGGCCAAAAATGACCCTGAACCGTCTAGGGGCTCAACACAGGTTGCTTAATCGTTTCGGAATCGATACAGTTCTTGTCAAGTTTTCACATGTAATTTATTTGCCTGTGTTTTACTGGTTCATATGAATTGTTAAAAACATTTAATGTTGATACCGATTGCAAAAAGCCAATGGTCATGCTTATAATTCTCTTGAAGGGTTACATGGTATCAATACCGTGTCTCATTAATTGACCATAGGTTTTATTATTCATTAACAGTATTTAATAATCATGGTAACTGATACATAGTATCAATCATTCATTCATTGGTTAAAAATAATTCAATGGACTGATTAAAAGACAATGTAATAGATACTATGTAATAGAGTTCTTTCTGTTTTTTGGGCCGTTAATCCGTTAAGTAATTTTTTGATTTCAATGTATTTCGGACATTGTACTAGCGCCTTTGGCGCGATCACGAGCCACAGCAAAGCTGTTGTGCTTTATGATACTCTGAACCCCTATGAATTTTAATGAAATCCTCAAAGCAAGGGCTGTCATTGCCTCAGTCCTTAGTCAAGTCAAAGACATCTCTAGTCCAGCTAAGCGAGAGTCCATCTATGAGATGGTTCAGGACGAAAGAGAAGAACTAGCTAGGAACGACTTCCACACCTACGTCACGATCATGGCCAAAGAGGTTATGCCTGACGATTTCATTGACGGTGTTCATCTCTACCTTTACTGCCAAGAACTAATGGAAATTGAGAAAGCGATTGTCAAAGGTCGTAAGCTCAAGACAAAGAAGTTCAAAAGAAAACTACAGATCTGGGTTCCACCGGGAGCCATGAAGTCTCTTATCCTCAACCTCTTTGTGACTTGGTGTATGGGACGACACCCCATGTGGCGATTTATTCACGTTGGTAACACAACAGACTTTGCCCAAGCGAACTTCGGTATTCGTATTAAAAGTGTTCTTGTTTCTGAGCAGTACCGTTCCATCTTCCCTGAGTACAACATTGATCCGAAGGTAGATACACGGGGATACTGGAGATCGACTAAAGCTGGTGAGTACTTCTGTTGCGGTGCTGGTGTTCCTATCGCCGGTCGTCGTGCTGAGCTGACTATTTGTGACGACGTTATCTCTGAACAAACGGCCTTTTCTAAGGGGGAAAGAGGGAAGATCAACAAATGGTACGTTCCCGGTCTTCGTTCTCGTCTTCTTCCCGGTGGCTGTGAGGTCATCGTTAACACTAGGTGGCACGTAGACGACCTCTCAGGGTACATCACAGAGGTAGATCGTAAGGCAGGGGACCCTTGGCGCATCATTGCCATTCCTGCTCGTCTCAGCGCTTCTATGGCCGATTTCCTAAACGAAGTAGCTAAGAAGAACAAGATTGGTTGGTCACAGATCACTGAAGGAGGAAGCTTTTGGCCTGAGCTGTGGGACGAGGCAACACTAGACGAAGTAGAGGCGACTCAGCCAGAGCCCCACCTATGGCCAGCCCTGTACATGCAAGACCCAATTAACGCTGGTGGTTCTATCTTCTCAGAGGATCTCTTTAAGTCCTACGTTGCTGCTGAGCCGCCAAAGTGTTCAATGACGATTGTTTCTCTGGATACGGCCTTCTCTGTTGCGGACCGAGCTGACTACACAGCTGTTACTGTCTGGGGAATCTTTGAAGAAGACATGCCTATGCCCGGAGGAACAACGATGACAATCCCTCGGGTTATTAAGATTCACAACGAGAAAGGAAGATACGAGTTCCCTGACCTTGTCGATCTTTGCCACGACCTACGTACTGATTGGAAACCAGAGATCTTTCTCATTGAGAAAAAAGCCTCGGGTCAGTCGCTTATCCAAGAACTTAGACGACTAGGGTTTCCCGTAGAAGAGTACCTACCGGAGAAAGACAAAAGAGCAAGAGCCCTCGCCTGTCAGCCCTACTTCAAATCGGGAATGATTTATTTCTTTGAGAACGAAGACGAGTCAGACGTAGAACTGAACAAAGAGTTCACAGACGAGCTACTACGCTTTAGCCCCGGTGCCGGTGGTAAGGACGACTACGTTGACTCCATGACCCAAGCAATCCTGTTTCTCGTAGATTCGACATTAATTGAGAACCCAAATAACGCTGATCCCTTTGATGATGACGAAGACTCCGATACAATGAAGACTAGAAAAACCTATTGGGGTAGAAGAAGGTAGTAATTAACTCATGTCAGAAACGACCCAAACACAAACAACAGACCTAGAAATTGTAGACGAACAGGGAGAGTTTCTTTTTGAAGAAGACGAGCTGCTTGAAGAAGTACCGCGAGAGGTCTACGACGAAGAGGACGAAGAAAGCTACCACTATGCAAACCTCAAGAAACGATTCACTGACGAAGATCTAAAACAGATCGGTAACGACGTAATTGAGGACTTTGACGACGACGTTGCTTCAAGAAGCGAGTGGGAACAAATTACATCAGACGGTCTTCGTAACCTTGGTATCAGCAACAGCGACTCAGAGCCTATCTTCGAAGGGGCCTGCCAAGTAGACCACCCAATTATCCTTGAGTCGGTTATCTCGTACCAGTCGCGTATGTGCACCGAACTTCTTCCTTCATCAGGCCCAGTGAAGACACAGGTGCTTGGTCCTTCTGACGAGGAAAGCGAGCAAAGAGCAAACCGCGTCAAGACTCACATGAATTGGCAAGTAACAGAAAACATGCCCGAGTTCATTCCTGAAACAGAAAAGATGATGTTCTTTACGGCCCTTGTTGGTAACGGGTTTAAGCGCAAGGTATACGACGATGTAGAAGATCGTATTGTCGACAGCTTTGTGATGCCTTCTGACGTAGCCGTAAACGCTATGGCAACAAGCCTAGAAACAGCTGAACGTATCTCTGTCCGTTTGTTTTACTCTGAAAGACGGATGAAGGGTCTTGTTCAGAAGGGGTTCTTTGAAGCAGACGACACCGAAGTTGGTGAACCAATGACACCAGAAATGAGTGAGTTGACTAACGCTCTTCGCTCAGCAGCCGGTATTTCTAATCTAAAGGACGAAGTATACGAGGTTATTGAACAGCAGGTTTACCTCCCTGTCGTTGAAAGGGGCGATGGAAACCTTGACCTCGACGAAGAAGATGGTCAGTTTGACCCCTACATTGTAACGGTTAACAAATCAACCGGAGCTGTTCTGTCTATTCGTAAGAACTGGAGAAGCTATGATGAAAAAAGACGACGAGCCCACCACATTACTCATTACGGTTTTGTTCCTGCTGGCAACTTTTATTCTTTTGGGTTCGTCCACCTCCTAACAAACGTACAGGAGACACTGACCAACACCCTTCGTTCTCTCATGGACGCAGGACAGTTCGCTAACCTTCAGGCTGGTTTCAAGAAGAAAAGCCTCAAGATTAATGACAACGCTGAGCCTCTCGGGCCGGGTGAGTTCAGAGACGTTAGCCACCACGGGGACCTTAAAGAGGCCTTAATGCTTCTTCCATTCAGGGAACCGTCACAAACACTGTTTGAGGTCTACGTAGATACGCAGAACAGAGCGAAGCAATTCGCGGACAGTACGCAAAGTGTTGTAGCTGAGTCTTCTAACTACGGCCCAGTTGGCACAACGATGGCTCTTCTCGAAGCGTCAGCTAAGTTCTTTGGGGCCGTTCATAAACGAGCGTTTGTCTCACAGGGGAACGAACTAAAGACTCTTGCTGCAATGAACTTCGAGCACCTTGACGATGAGTTTGAGTTTGCTCTACCGGGGTACACAGCAGACATTCTTCGTGAAGACTACGACCCAATGTTGGTCAAGGTCATTCCTGTTTCTGATCCTAACAAACCATCTCAGGCACAAAGAATTGCGATGGCACAGGCTAAGCTTGACTACGCCCTGCAAGCCAGAGACATTCACGACATTAAGCAAGCATACAAAGAGTTCTATCGTGCTCTCGACGTGGAGAACGCAGACAAACTTCTTCTGCCCGATGTGCAACCAGAGCCAATGGACCCTATCTCAGACATTCGTGCTGCTCTGGAAAACAAACCAATCAAAGCGTTTGACGGCCAAGATCACACAGCTCACGTCGCAGTTAAGATGGGATGGCTGAATAATCCACAACAAGGTGGGTCACAGTCAATGGCTGCCTTCGTTCCTATCATTCAAGCCAACATTCGTGAGCACCAGACCCTCAAGTGGGTAGCAGAGATGCAAGCAATGCAACAGCAGCAAGGACTAGATGTCGGAGCCGCATCTCAACGTCTGGCTAAGCTTATGGAACTTCAACAGCAACTGGATCAAAAAGGCACTCCAGCTCAAATCGTTGCAGAAGCCGAAGCTCTACGAGCAGACACAGAAGCCAAAGCGGAAGACCGTAAGGCTAAAGAGTCACAAGTCAAGCTGGGTATCGATATTATGCACAAAGCCGGTCAAATCCAAAAGATGTTGAACGACGCTGCTGAAAGCGGTACAAAGATGGACATGGAAAGAGTTCGCCTTGGTTCTGATCTCATTGAAAAGGGAATTAAAGAAGCAATGGATGTATTCAACGTTAAAAACAGCGCGAAAGAGTAGAGACAAATGAAACGATTCTGTTTAGTGAGCGACGAAAGTGGCCACTCATACGTTATTCCTGCTGACCAAAAGGACCACTGGTACAACGTTTGGTATGAAAGTAGCCACGCCGAAGACGGCATAGTCCCTGTTTACGCTCGTCGTACCGAAGGGGACTTGACATTTACAGATCCACAGGTAGGGTATAACGAGCAAGGCTCGTGGCCGCAGAGGAGCTGCTATAACGATGGCGACACCAGCAACAATTCTTAAAGAGGTCAAAGCGTACAGCGCCGACGAAATGGAAACCTGTACCTCTGCCCTTATTGAGAAAGAAAAAGAAGACAGCGACGTAGTTAGAGGTAGAGCCCAAGCATTTCGCGAAATCATAGCCATTATTGAAGAAGGTGACAAAAATGAACGAGACACAGACGATTGAGATTCCCGGTGTGCTTCCTAGACCAAAAGACCTTCGTGTTTATAAAGTTGTCTCTCTAGTTAACTCAGCTTTGGAAAATCCAGAGTTTTTTACTGAAGAGAACTTGGCGATAATCAAAGAAAAAGAAGCTGAGTCTGAAGATTTTAACGGGCTTGTGAATCTCATCGACCAAGCTTTGAAAGACGAGCCGGGATCGCCGAAAATAAACCGAATCCACATCTCATTTGGAGAGGAAGCAACAGTTCCAGATGCAATCAAGATGTTAACGACTATGGTAACGCCAGATCTTCGTTCTGAGTGGTTAAAAGACGGTTTATCACCCGATCATGGTTGGGAAGACGAGAAAAGTAAGCTAGACTAGCAGCTTCGCTGCGACCACGAGCTTTGCTCGTTATTGATTACAGACAAAGGAGAAACCTGTTGAAAGAAGTAAGTAAATTGGATCGAAACACAAACAAAGACCAGTACAAAGACCCGGTAAACTTTCCGCAACCAAGAGGCGTTCACGTGGTTGTTCGTCCTGTGGAAATTGATGAGAAAACGTCTGGTGGTGTGTACTTACCTCAATCGCAAACAGAAGATTGGACTCGGTTGACTAGTGTCGGTCGGGTCCTCGCTATTTCTAACGTTGCGTATGATGAGGACATTCACAAGGAACCTTGGTACGAAGTAGGCGACTTTGTTCTTTGGAGCAAAATGGCTGGACACAAGTACCGTGTTCGAAACGAGGACGGAGAAGAAATTCTTCTTAGCTACATTCCTTATGAGCAAGTTATTGCTAAGGTGGTAGACCTAGATGTTCTTAATCTTGGCTCATATAAAATTCTAGAAGCTTAAGGAGAAAATAATTCATGGCTTGGAAAAACCTAAACGGGGATAAAGACCCACTCGAACTTGCTATCGACTCTCTTAAGGACACGGGGGACGAAGACGATGATGAATCGGTAATCGACGTTGTTCTTGAAGAGATCGAGGAGGAAGAAAACGGTGGCGTTTCGAAAGACAAAGAAGATGAAGACGACGATGAAGAGCAAGATCCGTCGTCAGAGGAAGAGGAGGATGATGAGGAAGCCGACAAGACTAAGGGTGAAGCAGATCCTGAAGGACGTGGCAAGAAACGTAAAAAGCCCCGAGGACAGCAACGAATCGAAACTCTTTCCAGAGAACTAAGGGAAGCGAAGGAAGCCAAAGAAGCAGCCCTTGCAGCCCTGAACGCTGAGAAAGCTCTTCGTGAGGAATCACAACGAGATGCTTTGTATCAAACTGCCGAAGAAACAACAAAACGTATTAAGGCAGAGATCAAAGAGAAGCAAAATGAAATTCGGGGTCTCGACACTGATGAAGACGCTGATAAGATTTTTGAGCTGAACAACGAGCTTATGGGTCTGACTATTGATCTCCGTGTGGCTGAAAATACAACAGCGAAACGGCCAAAAGCTGATCCCAAAGCCCCACCCAAGGCTCAACCACAACGACAACCACAGGAACCGAATCTTCCACCCGCAGCTCGTATCTTTATTGAAGACAACAGGTGGATTTCTGAGCCCCTAACGGCCCATGAAGAACTCCTGTCGGATAGAGCAAAGAAACTTGCTATCCAGTATCGTCGTGATGGTGAAGACATGGATGACCCGGACACATACGAAGCTATTGCAGAAGAACTTCGTGAGTATGCAACAGACAAGAAAATTCGTGTGAAAGGGTACTACGATGCTCAGAAGACGAAGAAGCAAAAAGCAGCCGGAGGAGCCCCAGCCAAGCAAGACGGCAAAGCAGGGAAGAAACGAGTTGTTATTACTAAAGATGAGAAAGAACTTCTTGAACGCATGAACATCACTACCAAAGAAGGTGTGGAAGCGTACATTAGAAACAAACGAGCCAGAGAAGAGGCTCAAACCAAAGGAAAGAACTGGAGATAATCTATGACTCAAGCAACAATTACACCAACAGACGCTGTGCCAGCTAAGAAAAAGCCGGGACCAAAACCAAAGACAGTCGCGGAGAAAAGAGCAGCTATGACATCAGGGGCCGTTCCATCTCCGGTTCAATATGACATCAATGACCGTCTTGCTATTCCTCCACAAGTTCAGGAGTGGGCAAATCAAAATGGTCTTATCCTTGGGTGGAAACGGTATCTGATTGAAGGGACTGAAGATGTCCAAAACCTTTCTACTGCTTCACTTCAGGGGTGGTCACCTGTTCTTAAATCTGACCTTCCAGACGGTGTAACTATTGAAGCGTATTCGAACAACTTTGCTTCAGTTATGCCCGACAGAAAAATTAATACTCCTCATATTTGCGTGGGGGACAGTATTCTTGTTAAGATAGAACTAGAACGTTACGAACAGTTGCGTCGAATCCCTGTCTCAATGGCTGAAAGAGCCCACAGAGACGATGAAGAAAGAATGAGAAACATTCAAAGGGAACTCGGGGACGCTGTTACTAACGAAAGTAAGTACACCAAAGCCTAGAGCTTTGACCACGACTTGGGGTGTAGTTTGGTCGCCGCACCCTGAGGACCGAAGAGAACGTAAGTGTGACCTGTAATTTCTTTTACTCTTAAGGAGAAAACTTATGGCTGGAGTAGAAATTAAAAAAGGTCTTACACCTAGCGGTAACATCGATGATGCCGGTTTCTTTGGTGGAATGACTACGTATCAGGCGGCCACTGGCAACGCCCTATACACTGGACAGCTTGTGAAGCTCAATTCGAGCGGACTTGTAGTTCCTGTTACCGACGACGAAGATCTGACAACAACGCGCGTACTCGGTACGATTGCCGGTCTCTTCTACATCGATTCAAACGGTAACCCTAAGCACGATAAAGACGTTGCGTCTTCAATCACCTCGGGATCTTCAAACGGAGTTGCATACGACGGTATCGTATTTACAGCAGCTTCTGGCGTTGGTGTCAAGGTCAACATCTCACCAAACACGCTTTACATGGCGAAAATGGTAAATGCTGACGCTGACAACCTGATTAACCAAGACAACATTGGTGACTACGTACAGGTAGACAACAACGCAACAAACGCTCGTCTAACACTTACTCGTGCCGATGATGGTTCGACTGATGTCCCACTTACTCGTGCTAACGCGATTGTGGTTAACATTGTTCGTACTGAAGGCGGGGTAGCATTTGGTTCAACACCATCAACTGTAACTAATGACTGGGGATCAGATGAAACTGTTATCCTTGTCAAACTAGTCAACACGTTGTTTTAAGGAAAGGAGTAACTGAACTATGGCACAAGCAATGAACAGAGCAACTCTTGCAAGCATGTTGGTTCCCGGCCTCGACCAGATCGTAAGCCAGAACTACAACGCTGTCAAAGAGGAGCACAACGACCTTTTCGAAACACGTTCGTCTAGTCGTAACTACGAAGAACAGCTGATGGTTGGTAACTTCGGTCGTGCAGCAGAGAAACTTGAAGGGGACACGATCCGCTTTGACTCTCTCGAAGAGCTTTACAAGCAGCGCTGGCTGCACCAAACTATCGCTCTTGGGTACACGATCACTGAAGAAGCTATTGAAGATAACATTTACGCAGAGCGTTCAGCTCTCTTTGCTACGGCCCTTGGTCGTGCGATGGGTGAAACGAAGCAAATGCGTGCTGCTAACTACTTCAACCTAGCTTTCTCAACAGCTAACGGTCCAGATGGTAAAGCACTTTTTGCCAACGACCACCCAACTACAGACGCTGGGAACTTCGACAACACCCTTACTGGTCAACTTTCAGAGACAGCTCTCGAAAACGCGATCATTAAGATTCAGCGTCAAACAGACGACCGAGGAAACCTAACCGGTGCGACAGCACAGAAACTGGTTATCCCAACGTCACTGATGTTCACGGCTCGTAAGATCCTTGACTCAGACCTGTCTACCTCTGTAACGACTCAAGGGTCGGACGGAGTAACTAACGTCAACGATAAGAACATCGTTGGTTCTGGAGGATTCTTCCCCGGAGGCGTTAAAACGAACTGTCGTCTCTCTGATGATGGTGCTTGGTTCATCCAAACATCGATTCCGAACTCGACACTTATGTACAGCCGTGTGGCCCTGCAAACGTCAGATGACGATGATGGAGATCGCGGTATCATGAAATATCGAGCCCGTGAGCGTTACAGCTTTGGTCACCTCGATTTCCGTGGATGGTATGGTTCTACTGGCTCATAAGGAACCACCAGAGTTAAAAACTAAGAGGGGAGCCGCAAGGTTCCCTTTCTTTTTGCGTAAAAAATAGCAGCTTTGCTGTGGATTTGATTGAAATAGGTGTTGCAAAGCCAAAAACGGTATGTTACTTCTATTTACACAATAGGGAAACACATTGTTTCTTGCTCTTTGACATCGATAGAAAAAAGTACAAACCCGCTGATTATGGTGATTGGTGGGAGATGTGTGACACGGGAAGACCTCTGGCCGCTAACGTACCATTTAACCAATGGCGTAGGTGTTATGACTCCGTGGGTCGCTCTACGCATTTGTGGTGAATGTAGTGGGGTCTCAAAGCAAAGACCGTTGGTTATCTAATAGGTGCCAACACCTTATTTTTTGCGGGGTGGTAGAAGTCTGGTCATCTCGTCGGGCTCATAACTCGAAGAACGTCGGTTCGAATCCGGCCCCCGCAACCAAATATTAGGTGACGTTGACATCGTGAGGTGTTCAGCCTGAGATAGGTCGCAACGATCCTACTCACCTCGTGTGATGACAAGTTGCTAAGTTACACGCACCTAATTTACTAATGTGATGGAGATGGTGGCAACTCAAGGTTCGATGCCTAGCTCCACACCAATTTCCGCCGCATAGCAAGGTGCAGCTTCTGTCTAGACTAAAGGCCTGTCTGGGAGCTAAAGTTCGGTTCGATTCCGACGTGGTGGGCCAAATTAAGGAGCATTGACGTAGAGGTTGCGTACCGGGTTGTCTACCCGAGGAGATGGGTTCGAGTCCCGTATGCTTCGCCACTAAGGGAGGGTACCGGCAAGGTGTCAAACTAGGCTTGAACCCTAGGGGTGCTGAAAGGTACGTGTTTCGATTACTCTACCCTCCGCCACCGACAGCTTTGGTTTTTGTGTTACTCTTATCGTGGTTTAAGAGGAGGCCCAAACCATGTTTGAAGACGAATACGAGGACTACATCGAAGAAGAAGACTTTGATGACGAAGACTTTGATAATTCAGAGTTTTTCGAAGAAGACGAAGACGACGAAGAAGAAAACGACCCTGCTGAAGAGCTAAAAGACATGCTTCTTGAGGCTGGTTTTGTCGTAAATTACATTCCTGTAATTGAGATTGACGAAGGTGTTTATCTTCCACCAGAGCTGACAATCACAAAAGACGGTTGGGAGTTTGATCTTTCTGACGCTGCTTTTCTGACACTTCAGTAACAAAAAATTTGCTCGGTTAGTTCAAAACAGCTTCGCTGTGACCACACGCTTTGCGTGTTATGGTAGAACACCTGTTTTACACGCAGACTACAGCAGGTCACGCCTGCGGCGTTTTACGGTGGTTCGATAACAAAAAATGCTCGGGTAACTCAGAGGTAGAGTGCCTCTCTTACAAAGAGGAAGCCGTTGGTTCGAAACCAGCCCTGAGCACCATTTTTGTGGTCGCAGCTTTGCTGCTGTTCCATCACTGAGTACCAATTCACTACGCTCATTGGCTCCACGCCTTCAGCGTAGTACCGACAAAAGACGGGAATACATGGCACACTTTATCGCCCCCGTCGCTTGAATAGGCGGAGTCGCAGGTTCAAAAACGCCGCAGGCGTGGCCTGCTATCCTGCTAGGTCCTCAGAGGGGACTTATGGAGAAGTGGATATCTCGCCGTCGCACAATCTACCTTATGACAGGTACCTCTGGCCTAGCTTTATGCTTTGCTGCGTGCTTGTCTTCTTATAAAGAGTACAAAACAAACCAGAAAAGGACCGTTATGTTTGATTTGAAATCTAGAAAAAGAGCATGGTGCAAGTACAAAAGCCCGTGGCGCTACCCAAATGATAGAACTAGACGTGTGTTTGGTTTCTCAGTAGCAAAGAACGACACCAACAAGAAGTTTGGGTACTCGTACACGAAAACAGTGTCGAAGAGGGTTGTTGGCGTTGATATTCGTTTGATTAGCGTCACCTTCTTGTTCTGGTGTTTTAATCTCGGTGTCGGTAGAGCGGCTAAGCACGGTGAATCCGAAATTGGATTTGACAGCCTTGGTAACTTTGTGGCTGAAAGAGGCAACACACTTACTGAGCAAGAAACACAGACTATTGTTGATATTCGCAACAGCGGCCTTTAACTAATCAATGGGGGCCCATGTACCAAGGGGGCGACGTTCTTTGGGGGAGTAGGCTAATTGGTAAACCATTGCCCTTGCAAGGCGAAATTAAGAGTTCGATCCTCTTCTCTTCCACCAATCAAACATAGAGAGTAAATCTAAGAGGTCTTAGGCACGGTTTGCTAAACCAGTGGGGCTTTACGGTCTGGGGCTCGGGTCCTCTGCTCTCTGCCAATTTATCAACCACTATTGACGTATAGCTTTCCGGGTGAAAGTGCTCGGCTGTTAACCGAGAATAAGGTTGGTTCGAGTCCAACTACGTCAGCCATTCTTAAAACAAGGAAATGAACAACATGTTAGAAAGAATTTCTTCACAGCACATAGCAGATGTTTTAGAAGAGCGGAATCGTCAAATTCTTGAATTAGGGTGGTCCCGAGAGCATGACGACACTTACCACGCCGACGGCTCCTTGGCTTTTGCGGCCAGTGTTTTAGCGGACGTTGCCGCAATACAGCACATACATCACCGTGCCACCGGTAAAGACTTAAAAATTTACCCGGTTGAAGAAGCTCCGTGGCCCGAAGATTGGACTTTCAAGCCCGCCGACACTCGACGACAGTTGGTCAAAGCGGGGGCACTTATTCTTGCAGAGATCGAACGTCTTGATCGTGCCGCTGTTAGAAAATAAATATCCCTGATACGGGGCACGGGCCATCTGGGAATGGCAGCAGGCTTTTAACTTGTTTGTTGATGGGTTCGAATCCCTCGTGTCTCTCCAACAGATTAAGCCAAGGCTCCGGTGAGAGAGGGGGACTGTGAATCCTCAGCTATAAGGGTTCGACTCCCAACTTGGTTCCAAATAAATGCCGTTCTCGTATAATGGTTGTTGTCGAAACAAAGGAAAAAGTCATTAAGCTGGTGTACCCGAGCGGACGAAGGGAACGGTTTTGTAATCCGTCGGCGAAAGCCCACCGTAGGTTCGAATCCTACTGCCAGCTCCAACAATAACCTGAGATGAAGAGGCTGGGTCATCGGTGTCCCTTGGAAGGATGCAAGCTAGGTTCGATTCCTAGATTTCAGACCAATCACCCCCAAGGGGTAAAAATAAGGCCGTCTAGTCCAATTGGCAGGAGACGACGCACTTAGAATGCGTACAGTGTAGGTTCGAGTCCTACGGCGGCTACCAGACCTTGGGGACCAAAGAATTTGCTGTGTAAATCGAGTTTCTGTGAGACGTTGCTAGGGTTTGATTCCCGAAAAGAACTTGATGCCCGTAGAAGTCGCCGAGAGGGGTTAACCGATGAGGGACACGGCAAACTAATTTAGGTAGGTGGCAGAGTGGTTTAGACACCCTTCTTACGGCGGTTCAATTCCGTCCCTATCTTCCACTCACTTCGTTCGTGGCACCTATTCTAGATGAGGTGTTTACGGTTACTGGAGCAGGGGTGTCATACCGTTGAAAAGGGTTTTTGAAGGTGTCATGAGCCGTCTGGATGTCGTTTCTCGGTAAGAAATCATAGGGGTGTAGCTCAATGGTAGAGCCGGTGATTCCAAACCACTGCGTGTCGTGGGTTCGATTCCTACCTCCCTTGCCAATTATGTTGATCCGTCGTCTAGTGGTAGGATAGCGGACTTTGAATCCGTTGACACAGGTTCGAATCCTGTCGGATCATCCAGTCAAAGACTGGTCACAGCAAAGCTGTTCATCCAGCCGAAGTATAAAATTCATGCGGGTATGGCGTAGAGGTAACGTGCTTGGCTTCCAACCAAGAGTCCTCAGTTCGAGTCTGAGTATCCGTTCCAATTAGGGCCGTTAGCTTAATGGTAAAGCGCTTGTCGGGAAAGCCGTAAGGACCCCTCTTCTGAAAACTGAAAAATAATGGGAATGTTCAAAAGTCAGAAGATCTAGACAAGAGGAAGCGTAAAAGGATCGTTGAGACCCCATTTCTCGATCTTGGTTCGAATCCCGCACGGCCCGCCAATTTCAATGTCCTAAAACAGCTTCGCTGTGGACAGAAATTTTCAATGTCCTATAGCTCAAAAGTAGAGTACTTGCCTGATAAGCAAGAGACCGAGGAGCGTTACCTCGTGGGACGACCAAATCTACATGCAGCCAATAACGCCGCAGGCGTGGCCTGCTTTCGTCTAAATGGAGGAGATGCCGGTTCGAGAACGAGCAAAGCTCGTGGCCGCAGCGAAGCTGCTAGTCCGGTTGGCTGTTCCAACAACTATGTATCTCTGGTGTAGCTGGTGCGCACGCTTTGTTGAAGCCTAAGAGGCTGGGGTTCGATTCCTCGGGGATACACCAACTTATGCCCGTCTAGCCGGTCCTGCCTACGAAGCAGTCATCCGTAAATGGAGCTGAAAATAAAGGTTCGAGTCCTTTGTCGGGTGCCATAAACCTATGTACTTTTTTCTATCGGTGTTTACATAGCAAAACTGCTATAATCATCTTTATGATTCACAATTCTTTTGGCCGCCAAACCGTTTACGTAGACAGCTCTCGGGGATACCTAAATCCTTCAGATGGTTCTCTCCTAAATCCCTTTCCAACAGCCGAAGCAGCGAAGCTGGGGTCCGATGACGACGCCGTAATCGTGTTCCTTGGCTCTTCAACACTGCCGCTAGCCTCCACTGATTTCGGGTCTCGTATTCTCGTTGGACAAGACACAGAAGTGTTACTTGACGCCCGAGCCTTACTTGAGGGCTTTGTTCAGGTAGATGGAGACTGTTGGGGCAAAACCTACACATTTAGGGACACACCTAATAACAACGGCAGCATCTCGGCTCACAGTCCTCACTACGCAATGGACAGAGGGTTGGCTCCACTTATTTGGAAGAATGAAGGCACAATCCAAGAGAACATTGACGCAGTAAAAGTAACTCCAAACAGTTTCTGCCTTAATCTTCTGAACGATTCTTCCGGTGACCCAAGGCTGACAACAAAGAAAGAAGCTGTATTTGAGATCTTTGTAAACAGCCCGAGTGAACCAACAGACATTCGAATTTACGACAGACAAAACGCCGTTAAAGCACACGGGCTACAAAACGTTGGAATCATTGGTAACTTTGGCAAAGACCAGATCCACATCAACGACGCTGGCTCAGTGTTTGGGTTCATCGATGGCGTAACAAGCTACAGAGTGCCTGCTCACGGCTTTGTCGGCTCTGCACACATCCTTAGTGGAGGATATACGGCCCACGGACGCCAACCAGAGGGGTACAGGGCTCCCGGTAGCTCTATCCAAGATGGACGAAGTGCTGGGGCCGCCTGTAACTGGTATAGACGTGTTCCTGTCCTTAACGATAGCGACTACATCATTGTTGACGGCCCGATTGAAGCACACAACTTCTCAAAAGCTATCTATGGACACGCTGGAGGCAGCGACTTTGGATACGTTGAGTTCTACATGACACCTTCTTCATCTGTCCTTGGAAGCAACATTGGCACAGTTTTTCAGTTCGATCAACACGGCCAGCCTTTTTTCAAACGAGTTATGACAAGAAACGCTGAAGTTACTGGCTACGATCTGCTAATCAGAAACGCTGGAATCACCGATTGGGTGTATGATGGTGAGGTAGGAAGCACTATTCACACGTTTCAGGGGAATTAAATGGCAACGACAAAACACACAGCAACAGCCACATCGGCTACAGAAATCGCAGGAGGATCAGGCGGAAAGACCTGTCAGGTTCAGGGACCGAGTATCTACTACCGTATTGAGGATTCTACGGGTGTGTCTTGGAGTACAACAAACGGTTTTGTCGAAGCTCGTGTCACTAAGAAAACACCTAACCCGACTTTTGAGATCCCTGCTGATAAGTTCTGTGTCTTTGTCTCTGCCCCAGACGGCGCTCCTTCTACAGTGATTGCCCGAGACCCTGTGATCGTAGAAGGAGCTTCAGCGGCCTCTGTACAGCTTCCTGATACCATCATTGACATCAACATCAGTGCCACAGGTACAACGTTCGACGAGCGTCTCCGTCAAGCCTCACCAACAGCAGCTACTGACGATGATGACGACGTAGGACATCTATTCGACAAGGCCAACGGACGTTACTGGCAAACACCATCTGCTGTGTCAAAGGCAACGCTTAACGACGAGGGTGACTTCATGTCTATCGTTACAGCGGCAAGCCAGTTGATGGCTGAAAGAGTACCTCTTGACTCTGACCCCAACGGCCCCGATCTCGGTGAAGACTTCTGGGTAGCCGGTCTTGCTAAAGGAACGTCAGGACGACTCTTTGCGACAACCAGCAACTTTCAAGGCGGTCTTCGTGCTTTGTCTAATAAATGGAACTGGTATAACTCGTCAGGGGCAAGTGCTGTGCTTGTAGATGGTGACATCAGTGTTTGGCACGTATTCTTTATCCAAAGAACAGGAACCACGTCCATTGTCGGTCAATATAACAAAGAAAGCCCAACAACTATCGTTCCTTTTGACACCGACGGAGCAAGCCAGAGACGTGGTTTTGTTCTTTTTGCTCAAGACATTATCAGTCCTAACAACGGTCTTTTCACTGGCTCTCTTGGTGCACTGAAAGCGGGTAACGGTGTAATCACTGAGGCACAGAAAACAGCGGTCATTGATGAGTTAGCCGAAATTGGCAGCCTGAGTATTTAGAAGGTACAATAGAATCATGGCTACAACGAAAAGAACAGGAACTACGACAACACCCGGAACAGTATCTGGTGGGTCAGCTGGTGTCAACTGCCAAGTGCAGGGTGCGAGTATCTATTACCGTATTGAAGACACTAACGTAACAGTATGGCCGGGATCAAGTAATGGAACGTTAATCGCTTCTACTCTTGGGGACGAGCTTCCAAATGTCTACGTACCAGCAAGCAAATTCATGATTTTTATTCCCATCGTACCAACACAAACAGCTGTCGTTGTAGAAAAAGAAGGGTCATCATAAGGGGCTAAGTAAATGGCAGCTAATCCAGACAACTTCATTCTTCAAAATGTTCAGGATCTAGAGAGCATTGAGGGCAGCACTGTCCAAGACACTGACTACACCCTCGTGCTCGTTAACGAAGTTCCTAAGCGTTTTTCTATCTCAGCACTTGCTCTTCGACTTGCTTCTGAAATCCTTCAGGGGAACATTGACGTTCAAGGTCTATTCACTTTTGAGGGTGGTGTCAACTACGAAAACGTAGCGCCTACCTATGAGGCTGGAATCCTCGGTGACGCACGTTCGAACCTTGATGTCTATAGTACGACCGAAACTGACACTGAAATCAGCACAGCAATCTCTGCGAACAACACTTCGTTCCTAGCTGACCTTGCCGACGCCACTGGCGTAGCACCCGGTGCTGGTCTCATTGGTTTTGACAATACAAGTTCTAACGTTACTGCATCAACAGTGCAAGCGGCAATTTTTGAACTCGACGCGGACCTATCGTCTACATCAACAACACTCACACAGCTAATTACGACTAACGCCACTAACCTTGCTTCGGCGGATGACGGAAACGGTTCGGGTCTTGTTGGTTTCTTTAATACAGGGACAAACATTTCGACCTCTACTGTGCAAGGAGCGCTGACAGAACTAGACAGCGACCTAACGAACGTATCTACAACTTTTGCTTCTGCTGCCGATGGTGATGGGGCTTCGCTTGTTGGTTTCTTTTCTACAAACACCCGACTGTCCTCTCCAACCGTGCAAGGCGCCCTCGTTGAGGTTGACACGCTGTTTGAGGATGTTGCAGTAGAGGTTTCTGGTCTAGATGCAGCCATTGCTCTTGGTACAGGACTTCGTGACAACTTCTCTGTTAGTGGTCGAGAGTTTGGACAATGGAGAAAAGACGACTCTGATATGTCGAGTTCTCTTGTTGTTAAGTCTATCGTAAACCCTACAGTTAACACGGGCTCAGACATCGTTACAGTTACAGACCAAGGAATTGGTACAGGTGACGTTCTTGTATCAACGACTACCGCTGGCGGATTCACAGCTGAAACGAAGTACTACGCACGCGAAGAGTCAACAGGGTTCGCTCTTTACACCTCTTTCCAAGGGGCCGTAGACGGCACAGCTGGTCAACTTGTACAACTTGTTGATGAAGACTTCACTCTGCACCTTCTGGCTGACTCTGTAGGGGCTGCTTACCTTGTAACGACAGGCATGAGCCTTACTGGTTCCGACGGTGCTTGGGTACGAACAGACCTAGACAGTCTGACTCCTTACCACTTCAGAGCCACAGGTGACGGAGTAACAGACGACCTTCAAGCCCTTCGTGCATACAGCAGATTTATCTACACTTTGTCAGACAGACGAGGAATTGCTGGTGCCCGTGGTCGTTTGGTGTATGGTGACTACTATGCCTCAGATACGGTGAATGGACATATCCCCGCTACAGATCAAGTTGTATTTGATGGGCAAGGACGCGGACTAACTCGTATTTTCTGCGATGATCCTTCGGTCAACATCGTTTACTTTCGAGGTGAGAAAGATAAATCAACACCAATCACTCACTGTGGGATCACAAATACGACTATAGAATGTACGGCCCAAGATTGTGACCTAAACGGCGGTGGTGGATCTGTCATCTGGGCTTACCACATCAACGACCTCATTATCGAGAACTGCGAAATCACAGGGGGCTACTACGGTATTCGTGCAACACGAGTGGCCAACCCTGCGCACATTATCGCTCCGTACTTCAACAAAGGTCTTCGTAAATCTGGTGGACGAGGAAGTATCTTCTTTGACAGTGACAGCACCTTTGGTGTAGACAACCCTCCTTTGACAGAAAAGAACGACCGAACAAACACAACAGTACACATTGTTGCCCTTGAACACGCACAAGGAACCGTAACTAAACATGCAGTAGACAGCGTAGCCAGTGACCTAATTACTACGGCAGATCACGGCATGATGGACCTTCAACGTTTGTTTGTTTACACAGCTGATGCGTCTACGACAGAGTTTGAGGCTGTGTACGCCAAGGTGGTCAGCACAGACACTTACCGCATTTATCGAGACCGAGCTGACGCTGTTGCCGAAAATAACGAAATCACAGGTATCACGACAAGCCTAGTCCTTCTGGAAGCAACTGTTGAAGCGGGCTACCTGTTCAAGTCAGCTGACGGTGTGTTTACTTCATTTGCTCACATCCAAGGAGCAGCTTGGGCCGTTAAATTCGCTCCTGATGATGTTGGTGCAAACGATAAAATCTTCTCTGTTCGTTGGGGTCAGTTCTACAGTGATAACGGTGGCTTCGGTGTTGGTTTCTTCGGTACAGCAAGCGACGGCTACAGAATTATCGACTTTGGTCTTGGTGAGTGTCAAGATACTAAATATGGTTTCTACTTCGCGACAACTACAACAATTGAACGTTGTAACATCAACGACATGGAAATCCGTAACATCGACCACACCGGACTTCTTTGTGCGAACAGTAACCAAGATAGATGCTCACTGAACAATCCACTGTTTGATACCTGTAACGCAGGTGGCTACGCCGACGGCGGAGAAGTTACGCTGGACGGGTCTGAGTGGGTTATCGAGATGCCTCGCCGTGTTGAGAATACATCTTCACAGGGCCACGCTCTTAAGACAAACGCCACACTTGGGGCTGCATATATCAACGCTCCGGGCTTTGGGTCAACATCAAGAAGTGCTCCTTGGGATCTTAATGCGTCACACAGTGCCTACTTTGAGTTCAACGTTAGAAACGACAGATACGTAACACTGGCTCTAGATGCTAACGGTGTGCTCGATGCTCGTTTCTTCCGTAACATCATTGTTGAGAGTAACACTGGTACTACGGATGATTTGGTTGCGATTGAAAACCTTCCTTTCGTTGGAACGTGTCGTATTAAAGCTGCTTCTGGCGAAAGAATTACGGTCCTTAGCAACCAGACTCAGACAGACACGACAACTGAAATCCAATTGGACCACGACGCACAGATTGTCCTTGACGATGACGCCACGGCCCTAGTTGTTGAAAGACTTTCAGATGCTGTTTACGAAGTAAGTCGTAGCTGGAGAGCTTTTGAGTCTACACGTCCACAGGAAGCCACAGTTTCTTCTGGTGAAATCGATGCCATCAGCTCACGTATTGAGATCACAGCCGAAAGTGCTGGTGTAGATGACGTTGATACAATTAACAACCTTCCAATTGGTGGCATCGTTTACCTCAGAGCTAATCCGGGTAACGTAATCACGGTTAAGGACAGCACAGGGAACATCCGTCTCAACAACGGTACCGATTTTGTGATGGACACACGTCGAGATGCTATTGCTCTTGAACGCCAAGCTGACGGTAACATCTATGAATTGTTCCGTAACACACCAACAGTTATCGCTGCCAGTTCCTTTACAATTACAGCGGGGGCATCACCGGCCTTTTCACCGAACGTTAACGCTCCGATTCCGGGGTACGACATCAGTGCTGAAGCTGGAACAACAGATGATGTTTTCTTTCTCGACGGAACTAACGTTGAAGACGGTCAACTGGTGCGGTTCAGGGCGGCGTCAGGTGATACGATCACGTTCAACCATGGGTCGACATCTGGGGGAGACACGTTTACTGATGACCTAGATGGTGTTGACGGTGGGCTGGAACGTCTTACTTTCAACGGACACTCAATCACCACAGGCGATGGTCTAACTTGTCCGATTACTGCTTTTGGTTTGACAGCAGGTACAACGTACTACGCCAATGTTGCATCGGCTAACCAAATCACCGTGCACGCAACGAGAGCACAAGCTGTCGCTGGTTCAAGTGCAATCAACCTGACTGGGCAAGTAGATCGTCCTACCTTCACTTTCTATCCGTATGAGAACATTGTCCTGTCGGGTGGGGGAACATTCGACGTAGCAGAAGATGACTGCATTATCTTTGAAAAGCGCAGTGGTACAGCTCAATCAATCTTTTACGAAGTATCTAGATCGGGGTAATAAATGGCTAGAATCTCGGTATCCGTAATTGACATCATTCAGAACGCAGCTCTTAAGGTTGGTGGTGCTCCTTATGAAGGTGAAAGCCTTAAGACAGCTAAGTTTGAGTTGAACATGCTTGTGCAGGAAATTCTTGCTTACGAGATTCCTTTGTCTTACCTCAAACGGTTTGACATCTCAGTTGCTGCTGCTATCGACTCAGTAACTCTTGATGTGAGTATCACAGAGATTTTGAACCTTGTTGAGGACAACACAAACACGAGTCGGTTTCCTCTTCAACGCGCAGGCATCCTTGAGTTTGATGAAATTGCCACAGGAAGCAGCCAAACAGGTCGTCCTTCTATCTTCACTACCCACTCTAAGAGTGATTCAGTGGAACTTAAACTGTGGCCGAAGACAGACGCTGCTTACACCTACACAGCATATGCAGAGATCTCACCAGAAGAGATTACAGACTACGACGAATCCATTGGTGTTAAGCCAGTGTTCTTTCCTGTCCTTATTGCTGGTCTAGCCTACCGTCTTGCATGTAATGATAAAATGATTACAGATGAGAAGAGAATGATGCTTCGTGCTGAGTGGAACTCTAAGCTCAAGATGGCGATGGATGCTGACCGTGAAAGAGCTGACTTCGTCGTCACACCAAGATCGAGAAGAAGACGATAAATGAAAAAGCCGCAAAGACGCTCATACTGTCAACGTTCTGGAGTTCTCCTGCCCATTGGTCAACTGGAGTATGAGCCCGGTACTGGTCTTCTTGTAGATAAAAAATTCAACGACAAACGCTGGAACCGTGTAACCACACCTCAGAAAGACATCCCACGTCCTTCTCGTACCGAGGGGAAACTTCGTTTCAAGCACGGCCCAAATACAGATGCTTTTCAGACTGCTGGTACACTTCTGTCCGTTGAAGTCGATGGTGTGTCTCAGCCTCTCCGTTGGGGCGAAATCATTTTTAGGACAGCAGCATAAATGGCAATTACATCCTACTCAGCTCTGAAGACCAATCTTCTTAACACAATCCAAGACTCGTCTTCGGAAATGGCAGACTATGTCGATACGGCTATTAATCTAGCTGAGACTCGTGTTGCCGAAGAGGCCGACTACGAAAGATTTAGAGTATCTGAGTCCTTTAACTTCCTCTCAGGAACTGACAACGAAACACTCGACTTTCTTCAGGGAGGATCAACTCCAACAAACTACGAAGTCGTGGGACAACAAACAACGACAATCGATCCTTCTAAGTTCCTGTGGTTCGTTGATGTTTGGTACGTCGATGCAAATGGAGATCGCCATAAACTAGAGAAAGTGGAACAGAGCTTTATTGAAGAATATCGTTCTAATTCAACGTCTTACGGTATTCCTAAGTACTACTCAATCAAAGACAGCAGCCCAGAAGTTCTTATCTTTGCCCCCTACGCACTGTCTACGACGATCACAGGTCTAGACGTTGTTTATGCAGCTGAGGCAAACTTTCTTAGCTCGTCTAACTCAACCAACGTTATCCTTCAAAAGGTACCAAACCTTCTTCGTGTTGCTGCTCTCATTGAGATGAGTGAGTTCATGAAGAATAGAGGGGCCGTTGACTACTGGAACATGCGATACACGGCTGACCTTGCTCGACACCTCAACGTTACACGCAGAGAACGTCAAGACGCCGGAGAATCTGAACAACGTGCTAATATCAATAGACAGACATCAGTAGGGAGTCCGTAACAAATGGCGAGTACATTTACAGCTCTGCTTAACCTAGAGAAACCGGCAGCCGGGGATCAGGACGGCCTTTGGGCAGACACGCTTAACCGAAACTTTGACAAGATTGACGCTGGTCTCTCTGACGTACTTACTATTGATATTTCAGCCGGTTCTCAAAAGACGCTAACGAGTTCTACTGGGGCCGTATCTGAGACCGAGTCGGCAATCATTAAGATCACCGGGACGCTGGCGACTAACTTTACAATCAACTTCCCTAACACGTTCTCTGGAATGTACCTTGTTGAAAACAGTGCAAACATGGGTTCATTTACGATTACGTTCAAGAACTCAAGTGGTACAGGTGTAGCGATTACATCAGACACAAGCACTAAGTTCTTTGTCTACTCTGACACAAGTACATGTAACATCTTCGAAGGCTCACCAGCTGTTGACTATATTGTTGATGAGATTCGTATGTTTGCTGGAACGCTTTCTAACCTTCCTACCGGTTGGTTCATTTGTAACGGGTCAAACGGCACAGTCGATCTACGAAACAAATTCGTCTACGGGGCCACAGGTCAGTCGGAAATTGGCAACACAGGTGGAGCATCTTCTGTAACTTCTGGTTCGTCAACAGTCGACATCTCAGGGACAACAGATAGCCATACACTGACCGTAAGCCAGATTCCTGCTCACAGACACTTTGTGTCTAAGAACGCTACAGCAGGCTCTACACCGGCTCTCTCATCTAGTAACTCCGTTGCTCGTGAATTTTCTCTGTCGGGTAACAACGACCAGTACGTTCTCAAGGGCTCAACAAGTGACGCTGACATCGGTCGTTCATCTGAGACTGGTAGTGGATCGGGTCACACGCACGGAATTAGCCTAACAGGCGTTGGTGCCCACACTCACTCAGTTAGCACGTTGCCACCTTACTACAAACTGGCCTATATTCAATACAAGGGATAAGTAGTAAATGGAAACGGGGGAACTAAAAGAAATTGAGCTGCGCCCCGGTCTCGTAAAGAACATGACACCTTACGAAGCTGGGCAGTCTTGGATCGAAGGTGACAAGGTTCGTTGGAGAGACGGACGTGTGTTCAGTATCGGTGGCTGGGTTTCTTTTAGCTCTAACAACGACATCTCAGGAACACCAAGAGCCCTTCATACGTGGTCTGCTCTCGATGGGCAAAACTACGTAGCTGTGGGAACAAACGAAGACTTCTACGTTTTCTCAAGTGGTTCTTTCACATCTATCGTTGATACTACTACCGACGTTCCTGCTGGTCTTGTTAACAACGCTGTTGTGTCTGGTTATGGTGCTGGGACCTACGGGTCAGGTGGCTACGGCTCGCCTAACAACGGTTCTGTGACACTTAAGCTCCGTCAATGGTCGGTAGACAACTTTGGTGAAGATCTAATCATCAACCCAGAAGGCAGAGGTATTTTTTACTGGGACCTGAGTGTTGGCGGTGATGCATCAGTGATTACAGACGCCCCGGCTGAGTGTAACTTCATGTTTATCCACGAACCAGCTCCTTTTGTGTTTGCTCTTGGGTGTACCAATGAAAGTGACGTGTTTGACCCGATGCTGGTCCGCTGGTCAGACGATGCCGATTACACAGATTGGACACCGGCCACAGATAACAACGCTGGTAGACAGAGGCTCCAAGGTGGATCTAAGCTAATTGGAGCACTGAAGACACGACTACAAACAATTATCTGGTCAGACACAACTGCCTATGCGATGGAGCTTACGGGTGGTGACTTTGTCTTCGGCTTCAACCGTATCGGGAGTAAGTGTGGACTTATCGCACCTCATGCGGCTCAGGAAGTTGAAGGTACCGTGTACTGGATGGGGATTAACTCCTTCTACCAATATGACGGTGTTGTTACTCCGATTAGGACACCTCTTGACCTTGATGTCTTTGGAGAACCTGAAAAGAGCAACGTAAGCCCAAATACGATTAACCGGGGACAAAAAGAAAAAGTTTACTGTGGGGTTAACTCTCAGCACAACGAACTGTGGTGGTTCTACCCGTCCCTGAACAGTGTCGAGAATGATCGTTACGTGATCTATAACTACCGTGAAAAGACATGGTACAGCGGGAGTCTCGAAAGAACTGTGTGGGAAGACTCTAGTATCTTTGAGAAACCTATTGCTGGTAAGGACGGTCAGTTGTTTGAGCACGAGATTGGGTCAGACGATGATGGCGCACCAATGAACGCTTCTCTTACTTCAGGTATCTTTGGTTTAGACACAGGAACTGAAATCCTTTTCAATGATCGCTACGTACCTGACCTTAACATCGAAGGAACGATGACGATTACGTTGAAAGGTAAGAAGTACCCGAACTCGAACGAGGAGATTGTTAAGGGGCCGTTCATCTTTGATGGGTCTACTGAAACTGTTGACTACAAACTTCGTGGCAGAACAATGCAGATTGTGTTGAGCCAGAATGAACTTGGTGGTAGTTTTGACCTTGGTGTTTCACGTTTCCGTATTTCACCGGATGGGTTTAGATAAATGGTATCCAGAGTTGCAACACAGACTAAGAACGTTGTTCTTCCCGATACCCCAAAGTCCATCAGCGAATCAAGTGATCCTAAGGACCAAGAGCTGCGACGTTGGTTTGGTGCCATGCGTATTGCTATCGAACAAGGCTTTCGTAACCTCCAACGAACAGACACCGACGTTGAGACGATTGACGGAGATGTAGCAACCCTTAGTGCCTCTGTTGTTACTTTGGATGCAGCAGTTACGACACTTTCTGGGACAGTTACGACGCTTAACACGACAGTTTCAGCACTCCAAGGTAGTGTATCGACTCTGCAAACAGATGTGGGGACTCTTCAGACAGGTGTATCTACCCTGAACACAAACGTTGCTTCGCTGCAAACAACAGTAGGAACACTTCAAACAGATCTTACTGCCGCAGAAGCAGATATCGTAGCTCTTGATACACGGGTAACGACAGCCGAATCTTCAGTTACGACACTTTCCTCTTCTGTCACGGCACTTGATACTCGTGTAACAACGTCAGAGACCAACATTACGTCTAACGACACTGACATTGCGAATCTGCAAACAGACGTAACTGCTGCCGAAGGAAACATCACGACTCTTCAAACCGACTTGGGTACAGCCCAAACAGACATCACAGCTCTGACAGCCCGTGTGACGACAGCCGAGGGAACGATTACCGACTTCCAAAGCACATCAGCGTCTGAGGGAGCGTCTTTGATTGGGTACGACAACTCATCTTCGGGGCTTACAGCAGACGACGTACAAGAGGCCCTAGATGAGATCGAAGCCCGAGTAGATACACTAGAGTCTGCCTAATCTAATTTATTTGCGTCGTTCTGATAGTCCTGCTACGTTTTTTGTATGGACATTTTTAGCACCCTTACAGTAGATCAAGTCAGCGATTACCTTGTTTCACAACTCGACAATGAGTTTCTTATTGGTATCGTTGGTGGTGGTCTCATCTCCGCTTTTCTCTTTGCTTTTCGCTCGGTTCCTTTTGCTATCTTAAGGTTTCTTCAGCGCCGTTTTATCCAAGAGATCGAAGTAGACAACACAACATCTGGTTTCTATAAACTGAAGAACGTACTACATAGACGAAAAGACCTAAGAAACTCGCCTCGTCAGAGAATTGGCACAGTTGAGAACGGAGGAAGCTACGAAGACTCGGAGAGAAACTTCCTAATCACACCCGGCTGGGGACCCCACCTAATGTTCTTTGGCCTTCTCCCTGTTGTTATTTCACTGGGACGAGACGAGGACGGTCTAAGTAAAGAGAAACGAGAGTACTACACTTTCTTTGTTCTTCGTCCGTTTAAGGGAGTCATTGAGAGAATTATCCAAGAAGCTTATACAGCTAATAATGGAGACGAAGTAGAGTGCTTTACATGGAACTACGACTACTTCTCCGGTGAAGCAACTATTCCTTCTCGTACAAGAGAAACCGTGTGTAGTGATGTACTGGACGATATTATTGATGACGCTCAACAGTTCCTTTCCTCTGCCAGCACCTATAAAGACTACGGTATTCCTCATCGACGTGGGTACTTGTTTCACGGGCCTCCCGGTACAGGCAAATCCACAGTTTCGTTGGTCTTGGCGACAGAGCTGAACCTCCCTATCTACCGGATCAATCTGGGGTCAATCGACGATGATGGTCTAGAACGAGCAATTAGAAATTGTCCTAAGAAGTGCATCGTTTTGATGGAAGATATTGATTCTGTTGGTGTGGACAGAGAAACAGACGACGATGACAAAAAGAAGAAAAAGCTCACTCTGTCCTGTCTTTTGAACAACATTGACGGTGTGACAGCGGGGTCTGGACGTATTCTTATCATGACTTCCAACCACCCAGATAAGCTTGATCCAGCTCTTATTCGCCCCGGTCGTGTCGATTGCAAGTACGAACTCGGTCTTATTGACTCAGCCGATGCACGAGCCTTTATCAAAGATCGAACAGGACAAAACTACGAAGGAGCAATGGATGCTAAAATTAGTGGAGCAGAACTCCAAAGCATATTACTAAGGATGGTGTAACTAATGGACTTCATGGAACTACTTTCGGGACCGAAACAAAGCACAGCCAGCAAGGGCAAAGACGACACGGTTACGGCCCAAGTGTCAGAAGGAGAGTACGTACTGCCTGCGTGGTTCGTGGCTCATCTAGGGGACGGAAACTCAGAAGCTGGGTTTGAGGTGCTTGATAAAGCCCTTGGTGCGGCTAAGAAAGAAATTGAGAGTGGAAAGAACATTAAAGACCCAAGATCTTAAAGTAAGCCTCTTCACGATGGAGATGTTTGACCACTGCATGAAGCTTTGGCGACCGCATCTCAACAGCCTTGTTAGCTTTGGTGAAAAGAGCGAAGGGCGAATTAGGGAACATTTCGAAGAATGTTGTGAGGACATCCCCGACTTTCAATTCCTAATTTGGCATGGAGATCAAATGGTTGGGTCTCTAATTAACATCACTAATGCGTTCTACTGGTCCAAAGAAGGCTACATGACTAACGCTCTGTTCTGGGTCAGAGAAGACTACAGAGGTAACAGGGACGTATCAACAAAGATGATGAGGTTAATCAAAGAGAGCATCAAACTCACTCAAATGCCCTATCTATTGGAAAGATTTGCCGATAATCGATCAAGTGGAACCATTTTCAAGCCGCGTGTGGTAGAGTAGTTTTATGGGAAAAAGTAAGCAAAAGACAACTACCGAGAACAAGGTCCATACATCACCTCAGTTTGATCGACTGGCGGATCGTTCGGTGGACTCTGCAATGGACGCCTTTTCGGGTGAGTTCACGGCCTATGGTGGTGATCGTATTGCCGACTTCTCTGCTGACGAACTAGCAGCCCAAGACCGTGTTCGAGGAATGACGGACAGGGACTTCACAGGCTCAACAAACGACCTCCTTGCCTTTGCCACCGACCGCATGGGAAGAGCCCCACAGGCAGGCGACCTAGAAGCCTACATGAACCCTTACGACGATCTAGTTACTGACAGAGCAATCAAAGACGCCGTGGACGCTTCTAACCAAGCCCTTGCTAAACTCCGTGTTGGAGCGGCCCAAAGTGGTGCCTATGGTTCTGGTGCTCAGACGATTGGCGAAACACAGATTGCAGGTGACACAGCAGACCGACTAGCTAACCTTATCGCCTCACAGAAGCAGAACAGCTACAACAACGCTCTCGATATGTACTTTGGTCAAACAGATCAAGCTCTTCAGGGCC